AATAATACTATGTGATACTCTATCTAAGTTGATAGTTGGGCCTTGTGGGTGCCCCAACTCTCCAACTGCTCTACCAGCACTCAAGTAACGATTTGTATAATTTTTTACCCCTTCTCGGAGAGTATCCATTTCGTACATTCTTTTGTTACGATTTGGAATATTTCCTTGAAGGAAGATACCTTCAATGTAAAGGTTTTTCTTACCATTTACATTTTCAACGATGACTTCTACGTCATCGATTTCTTCTGTGATGAGTTTCATTAGCTAAAATTAGAAACGACTTGGACTTCTGTGATATGAATAGTGTTAGCAGAACTGCTATCATTATATGCTGCAACTTTTATAACCTTTCTTAATTCTCCACGTCCATCTGCAACTGGAGGTTGAGCCGCAGTATTCCAATCTAAGGTCAAACGAGTACCATAGCTACCATCATAATGAGTACTATTATCTACTGTAGCTACTCTAGCAAAATTAGTATTAATTCCAGTAGTTGAAATTCCACTTAATGCAACATAATCACCAACGTTAAATGCACAAGTAGTACCTTCTGGTATGATGACCGTTGTAGTAGTACCTGTAATGATTCCTACTGTAGGCTGAGACCTTACAGTCTCTTTTAAAATTATTTCAGTATTAGCCGAAACCCACACTGAAGAAGTAGAAAAAGCAGCTGGGTTTGCTCCAATTTCAATGTAAGCATCTCCCTTTGGAATAATTCGAATATAACCGGACTTCAATGCGATAGGTGCAGAGGTGGAAACACCAGCAGAACTACCTATTGACAATGACGGTATTTTTTGAACTACTTTAAATGCAGACATATTAAAAGAATGTTATATTAATTATTTATGTTTTTAAAATATCATTCTTCGTCTTCATATGAATCATCTTCTTCATATTCATCCCCAAACATATTTGCAACGACATAGGGCTTAGCAGCCTCTACACGTTCTGCAGCTTTAGAATATAGTGAGCTGATGATTGCATCTCTGATTACATCAGGACTTTCATCATTCATAATCATTGCTCCGATGTTATCCATAAAATTTAAATTGTTAATTTGCTTTTATTTATAAATTTTAAATCTCTCCAATCTCAGGAGCATTTGTACCTTTGTCTGATACTCCAGGTTCACTCATAGGTGAACCTAAAGATTGACCTCCGACTGCACCTTGTTGAGGAGCTTGTCCACCCATACCTTGGTCTGGGGGCATCATACCCGGCTGCATCATTGCATTGGGGTCTGGAATGATTCCTTTCTTAATTTCTTTCTTGATTTGCTTATCAATTTCAATAATTTCACTATCTGACTGACCAAGAACAGTTTTTCTTACATACTCAACAGAGAAGTATTTACCAATATATGGGTCCATTGCAGCAATTACTGCAAGCTTATCATTTAGAATTTCATTCTTTTTGAGGTCTGCAAAATGATTATCATAAAGAAAATCAAATTGAATATGGTCTGCAAGCTTAATCCAATCCTCAGGTGTAACTATATTTTTAAGGATTAATTGAGTTTTTAAGAGGTCAATAAAAACCTGAGAGAATCTTTTTCTCAGCCTACCAACGAATCGAGTAAACTTAAGTTCATCTCTTAGAATTTCAGATGAACGTCCAAGATTGAAGCCACCTCCAGCATCTAATCGGGTTGAAGGAACTCCAAGAGACTTATATAATTTCTTTTGGAAATATTCTAAGTCACTCAGTTCTCCAAGGTTTTGACCTCCTGGTAGAGTTTGAACCTCAGTTCCTTTGCCATTATCTCTTCTTGGAAGCCAATAATCTTCCATCATTGCCATATATTTACGATCGTCTTTAATTTCACCCGTAGATTGGTCGTATATGAGCTTATTACGATAACGATTCATCACATCCTTCATATATTGTTCGGCCTGATTTCTTGGAAGGCCACCAATATCAATATAGAAAATTCTTTTTTCGCTTGAACGACTTAGACGATAGATTACTAAGCTATCCTCAATCATTCTAAGCTGATTAAGAGATTTAATTGCTTTGTGTAAGTATGAAAGAATTGTCTGTCTATTTCTATCTACTAATCCAGATGTAACATAAGTTACTGAATCTTTAGAAAGTTTAACCGCTTTTGATGCAGCAGATGAACTCACGTGTATATTAGATTGAGTTGGAGTATATCCAACATTAGGATCATATAAGTAATACTCTTCAATTACAGGATTCATCACTTCTTCGAGGACGTTATCCTTCATCATCATTGAACGTACTTGTGCAGCTAAAGTACTCTCTTGAGTCTTCTTAAGCTTACGAATATACTTAATTTTTAGTGGGTCAATGTAACGAATTTCTTTAATACCATCACTTGGATTTTTTAAGTCTATTACTTTGTGATAGTAAATTCTTCCATCTACATACCAATTACGAAAAATTTCATGGGCCTTTTTGTCAAAGTCCATGATTTCTTTAATATATTTGAATTCTTTTCTAATTATTTCTTTTAATCTATCGGAGGCATTAAGATTTGACAATTCAATTTCAACTGGACTATCATTTAAATCCGAAACAATGCCTTCATTTACTACATCCTCGATTGCACTATCGCACTCGGGATGTAGTGACATTTCTCTATATCTACGGACTAGATCTGCTTCATTCTTATAGACACCCTCGATGTCTATATATTGACCATAAAAACCACTCGTGATGTAGTAATCAGCTCTATCCTCTGAGTTTTTTGGAATGGGGGAGACAATTTTACTATTTTTATTCTTCTCCCCCGTATCTTCAATTTTAAATCCAAATAATTTAGCCATTATAATATTGTTGAGTTATATACTATTTATGACCCAGTTCAAGCTTGAGTTGTAGATGCTACAACTGGGTCGTTTTCATTAATACCAAATATTGAATCATTTCCAACCTTTGAACTTGGATTATATGCGTCCCAATATTGAACTTCAAAAGTAACATTAAATTCTTCAATTGAATCATTACTGTCGTATGATAATGGAATTGGGTCAACAGAGGTTGGGAAGCAACCGTAAAGTCTATATGCTTTTAAAGTCTGAATGTCACTGTTAGTTTCTACGACTTTAGTACTGCTATTAGCTTGAGCGGTTTGAATTGTATCACCTCTACTCAATTGTCGAACTAATATGTTAGTCTGGTATAATGAAGGTGTAATCACACCTGCACTATCATCATGTCTATTCATTACATTACTCCACTGCTCAAATGCATCTCTCAAATTAAACTTGGTGTCATTTATAACTGTGATAGTCCAAGGATCATAAGTTCTATCTCCTGCAATTTTTAGAGTTCTACCTCTAAATGGAACTGGAATAGAACCTATATTTGAACCTGGAAGTTGAGCAGCTTTGATTAAAAATTTAAGATCGAGCAAATCCTCAGAACTCATATTTATGCCAGTAATGTTTGGGAAGGGAATTTCACACTCGAATAAATTAGGTCTAGCTCCACCTCCAACTAATCTACTTCTAAAATCAAATAGAGTTCTATCTTGATACTTATAGTTGTTTGTATTTATATTAGATGCCATTTGGTTTTCTCCTTAAGGTTATTAAACTGTGCCTACAATTTCAGTAAATGAAACTCCAGTTCTTGTAGCAACAAAAGTCAAACCTATAAAGTTAATAACTCTTGCAGGCTTTACATAAATATCAGCTCTAAATTGATTTGAGTCAATTATATCAGGAGTATTATTAGTTTCATCGCAAATGAGAAGAAAGTCAGTAATACCTCTCTTTGCTCTCACATCTCTAAGATAAGGCTCTACTATATTTATAAAGCTACTTCTTGTGATTTGGTCGTTAAACTCAAATAGTTGTGCTCTAGCAGCCCTTTCAATTGTTCTTTCAATGGTTAAGAACAGTCTTCTCACATTAATTCTATCGAAAGCGGAAACTGCCGCAGATGCAGTCTTATCACCATATAAAATTATACCTTGACCTGGAGATGAAATTACTGGATTAATTTTATTCGTATAAAGAAGGTCTCTTTGAGCTTCAGTTGGATTATATGCAAGTTTAATTGCATTATTTAAAACTCCTCTAGATGCTCCAGCAGGAGATACCCATGGATATTGATTTATAGATGTTCTTGCCATTAATCCAGCTACATCTGAATTACAAGCAAGATATAGAAATTTGTTATTGTACTTATCGTATGTATACTTATATCCTGAGTCAAATACGGCATAAGTACTTGCAGTCACACCATTAAAGAATTTAATAATATTATTTGTTTGTTTTGCTGAATTTGATGTGCTTTGTACAACATCATTTTCATGGGCTGAAATGACTGCGATGCAATCTTTCCTATTTTCGGCTAAGGAAATAATATAATTCGCCTTTGCTTGAGATTCAAATATATTATTACCACCTGAAGGTCCACTAATTATAAAGTTAATCGGATATTCTTCTACATTTTCAAATACTGAATATGCAGTTGTTATATCTGAAAGGCTTACTCCAAAATCATTGGCTGTGTTCGAATAGTCATTTCCATACTTTAATGTATATGCTTTATTGCCAGTTACGGTAAAATACCTCCCAACCGAAGGAGTGCCCCAAGTACCCGATGTATAAGCATTATAATTATTAATACCGGAAAACTTAGTAGAAGCTCCATTTTCATTTTTACCAATGAAAAGATAACTAGAATTATCTCTTAAATAATCTTTATAGTAAATAGATTGAGATGGGGTAATCTTACCATCCGAAGCCTTAGAAAGCTTAGTAAATTTCTCCAGGATCTCTCCGATGTTTCCATTTATCTTGCCTTGACTATCAACTACAATTATATTGATTTCATCATTCTTACCACCATTAGCCCTTACAAATTCAGAAGTAGATGGCCTTTCTGCGATATTTTTCCAATATACGGTATTATTTCCAATAGTTATTGTTTGTTCATTATACCAATCTTTTGTGGTATATGAAGTGTATACACCTATTACAGAATTTGAATTATTAATGATCTTTATTTGATCCTTATCTTGGATTGAATATAATGGATTATTGTCTGAATATTCAATGTATTCTTCTTCGCCGGTATCAGTATTATGCAAAGAAACTAACTTAATCCCAATAGATGAATCACCAATTTCTGTAATAATACCTTTAAGATATCCATTAAATGTTTCAACTGTTTTAAGCGCAGCATACTCTCTATCTTCGAGTGTAATACTTACCCCATACCCAGGTTGAATATTTATTCCGGTTGTGGTTACTCCAGACACAAAGCTACCAAAATCAAAGTTAAACCCACCAGAAACTACGTCATTTGAAATTGGGTTTGATAATGTAACAAAATTAGAACCGATTCCAGTTACAGATGTACCCGCAGAAACAACACTTGAGACAACAACCTGACCTACAACGATACCAGATGTTGAAATTCCAGTAATTGATGTGGCTCCACCTACAACATTTCCAGAAACATCTGAAACATCAGGTTCAAATTCTGTTGTAGTAGTTTCAACTGAAGTGGTATTAATCCCGCTAATGATTTGGTCCGCAGCAGAGTCAATCGTATATACAACTAAATCATTTGCCCATGAACCTGGATTCTTAGCTGCATAATAAAAATTATTTAAAGAATCACTAGATTTATTGTTATAATCCTCTAATGAATTAATCTTTACAATAGCAGTTGAACCAATCCCAGCATATGCATTTTTCATTGATGCTTCTGATGAAGCCCCAACGCGAACAATCTGCATTATACCACCATAAGATAGGTAGTTTGATGCAGTTAGCCAATATGCATTTTGATTATTTTCTACTTTTGGCAACCCAAATACATTAGCAAGTTGCTTTTCATTTTGGATTAAAATAGGAACATTAACTGGACCCTTTTGGAATGGACCGGCAAAAGCTGCAATTTGGTCATTTGCCTGATCAATTCTACCTAAAGTCAAATCAACTTCTCTAATTTTAACGCCAGGTGATACTAAATTTACCGCCATCTGTTTACCTCTATAAGAAGTCTATTTTTATCTATAGATATTTATAAAAAGATGATTTTATCTAGTACCAATAATTAAATGTTCCCATTGAAGGGTCAAAATCAAAAGTCTCGAACGGAGAAGAATTCTTTTTATCTGCAATTAACCACACATCTCCTGTTTTTTTATCTACAATTTTATCCTCATCACTTGACATTCCATCGTTAAAAAATCCAAGTGGAGCCAATTCTAAATCTATACTTTCCTTTTGTTCTTCTGATAATTTTTTACGAATATCATTATTAGTAATGTCTTTAAAATAATCTTGAACTATAAACCAAGCAAATATGACTAAACAACTTACTAGGTCATCATTTGCTCCAACTTCAGCTTCGTATGAATTTGCTTTAGCGATATAAGTTGTAAGCTCACTAATAATTTCGAAGTCACGAACTAATAGTTTATCGTCTTCAATGATGGTTTTTAGGTTAGAACATCCAATTCTCTTAACTTGTTTTGAGATTTTAAGACCATATTGAGTATTTTTACCATATAAGTTCTGTCCAATCATTTGACCGGCTCTTCCATTCACAGTACTCATCAATAAGTTACCGTATTCCAAGTCGTAGTGAATATTTTTTGCTACCTGTTCACCAACACTTGCAATTTCAACTAATATATACGCATTATTGTATGCAACTGCAACTTCTTTTATGGCATCTGCCAGTAACATTGGTTTTAGTTCATTATTTTTAAATTTAGCAGCTATAGTGTATGGTATCGATGTGATATCAAATACAATAAAAGCATGATAGTCTTTACCGACACCTTCAGAACAATCCACTACGATTAAATAAATATGGTCTTTTTCTGGGTTTTTATAGATGTCCAGACTATTGCTTTTTGATATTGGCTTGTCATATACTAATGCCTTCAGTTTAGAAGCTGAAATTAAAGTTCCAGCTGAACCTAAGAAAGAACATTCAAATTCTTGATTCCAAGCATCTAATCCAATGTTCGCAATTGTTTGCTCCTTGAATTTTTTATCTCTACCTGGAACTTCATTCCAAGCAACTTCGGTGGGTATATATTCATTCTGACCTCTTTCCGCTTCTGTCCAAAGTTTATAATACATATTCATACCCTTAGGGGTAGAAACAATAATAACCTTGGTTTCTTTACCGGATGTTACTGTAGGATATGTTGATCTAAAGAATTCTTCTGCAATCTGGTTTGGAATGAACGCAAATTCATCCAAGAATATAATATTGTATGTTCCACCTCGAACCGATGATGCCGAGGTTGATGCCGCAAGTATTTTAGAACCATTATCTAGTTCAAGAGATGCCTTGTTCCAGATTTTAACTCCATGCTGCATCCAATTAGGCAAATTTTCATACGCAAGTTGAAGTCTTGCAAGTAAATCTTTTGCAGTTTGAGCTTTGTTTGCAAGGATAGCAATATTTACGTTTGGATTAAATATGGCATAATGTAATAAATATGATACTGCGGTGGTACTTTTCCCACTTTGCCGTGGGAGCTTACATATATTAAAACGATTTTTATGAAATCTTGTAATAAGTTTCTCTTGAAACTTATACATATCAAAAGGAACTACACCTTTGTCAACGCTAATAATCTTAATATATTTCTTAGCAAAATAAACTGGGTCTTTAGCACACTTTACCATTTCTGCTACTTGGTCGGTGGTATATTCAAGAGTAACGTGGGCTCTTTTTAGTTGAGGATTACCAGAATAAATTTCAGAACTCATTTTTGAATTACTACTCCCAAATCAGTAAAAGCTTCTAATGTTGATAAGTAAAGCTTAATAACATACTTTGCTTTTTCTTTAAGCTCATCAATATCTTCACAGTTATCTATTTCTCTTGACATTCTTTCGTATTCAAATATTTTATTTAAGTTTTTTAATTCAATGTCATTAGGATTCATTATCTTTCTCCTGAAAATAGATAAGGTTTAGTTGGGTCCAATTTATCCGGTTTAAATGATAATACAACTGCACCTGGATATACTTTATTTACTTCAAACTCAACTTCTTGTTTTGTGGGATATTTCATATTAGGGAAGAACATTTGAATTTTCTTTGGAATACTCCTCCAAGATAAAAGAACGGTAAAAGTATTACCATTCTTCTGAATTCTTACATATTCTTCCTTTACATCCTTAGATGAATTACCCCAATTTGCAGCTCCAACCTTACGGCATTTGACTAAAGCCCCAGAATTACCTGTGATGGTAATGATGCCATTACCATCAATTTCTTGAGACATGACCCAAGTTCCATTTTCAGTTTCTGGGCACCAGACATCATTAATATTTTCTTTTATTATTCTAAAATTAGAAGTATTTTTAGTTGCTTTATTGCTTATATAATGGCAAGTGTATATATCTTTTGATTTATGTTTTTTCCAGGTAACTGACCCACCATTTAAATAGGCAGAAAGTAAAAAGGCATCTCTATGTATAAT